TTACTTCACGACCCTCATGCCCGCAGCCGGAACCTTCGCGTCGGGCCTCTCCTGCCCGACCGGATGCGGCCGGAAATCCCACCCATTCGCGAGCAGCTGTTCCCCCAGATCGGCCGGTGCCAGTTTCGTGTAGGCCATCGCCACGTCTGACTTCTTCCACCCGCCCGAACGCATGAGCTCCAAGAGGTCGCGGTTCTGCGACCAGTGCCATGTCGCCCAAGTGTGGCGCAGAACGTGCGGGGTTACCTCGTCGCCGAGCCCGGCCGCCGCGCGCGCCTGCCCGAACGCCGCTTCGATCTGCCCGCCGCGCCCTTGGCGCACGGCGTAGGGCTTGCCCTTCGGGGTCCGAAACAGCGCGCCGAGCTCGGGCAGGTCGGCCGTGATCAGGGCGCGCCGGGTGCGCGCCGGATAGCGCACCATCCGCGCCTCACCGTTCTTCGCCTGCCCGACCCAAGCTTCGGAGGTGCCGAGGTGCAGATCCTCGGCCGTCATTCGGAACAGTTCGGAGGTCCGGCACCCGGTGCCGAGCAGGGTCATGACCATCGGGCGCAGGCGCTGGTCGCAGACTTCGATCAGACGTTCGGCCTCGGCAGGGGTCAGCCAGCGGGTGCGCGCGGCCGAGGGCTTGCGGCGCCGGAAACGCCGGGGGCTGACCTTCCCCTCATCGGCCGCCAGCTGATAGACAGCCGAGATCGGGGTGATCACCTGCCGGTTCACGGTCGCGGGGGCCGCGTTGGGATAGAGCGCGCGGGCCGCGCGGGCGACCTGGTCGTTGTCGATGTCGGTCAAACGGGTGCGCGGCCCGAAATGCTCGAGCAGCGGGCGCAGGAAGCGCGCCTCGCCGCCGGTTTCGAGATAGGTGAGTGCTGCCTCGGCGAAGGTCAGCGACGCGGACGTGCCAAGGGTGACACGGTCGACGATCTCTTGTTCGCGTCGGGTGCGGACGAGGTCGGCCGCCGCCCGGTCGTCAAGGCCAGTGCTTTCATATACGCGCTGTCCTGCGACGGTGCCGCGCAGGTAGTAGATCTTGCCGCGCCGCTTGAGTGTGAGCCCCATGCTGTCCCTTCCTCGATGAACGCCTCGACCAGATCCTCGGGCCGGTATTGCACCCGGACCCGCCCACGGGTGCGGACCCACCGCAGCCTGCCCTCGCGACGCGCTGTGTCAAGTCCGGTGCGCGAGGTGTGAACCCCGAGCGCGGACAAGTAGGCGAGCGCCTCGTCGGAAGACAGGAGCGGGGTCATCGGGTGCGTCAGGCCGTAATGTGGCGGACCGCGCGCATAACGGCGTCCTCGATGTGGGTGTTGGCGAGCGAGAGGTCACGGGATCCGAAACGATCCCCTTCGACGTCCGTGCCGCCAATCTCGTGAAGCTTCGTGATCAGGGCAGCGCCCATGTCTTTGACCTCCTGCATCTGCGCCTTTTCGGCATCGCTCAGGGTTCGGTATTTATGGCGGACCGCGTTGTTCGCCGTCCGCGCGTCGCTCGTGCTGTCGATGTTCGAGTTCATGATTTTCCTCTGTTTGCTGAGTTGAGGCCTGACGCATCAGGCCGGGCGCCGGGGGGATTTTAGGAGCGCCCGACACCACTCCCTCAGATTTTCAGCGGCCGGTTCGCACGGCCGGCCCGTTCCTCGACACGGGCTGCGGACCCTTGACGTTTACGTGGTCGTCCCCCCGCAGCTGGTCCCTCTCCACCTCTGAGCCGGGTCGCCCGGCAATCTGTTTGCAGCCCGACATCCTCCGCGCCCGTAGGATGCGGCCGAGCTCCACCATCGAGACCTCGACCGCCCCGGCCTCGATCGCGAGCTTGCGCTTCGACAGGGCGATGTCGAAATGCTCGCGATACGTCCCGGCGTTCTGAATCCACTTGCGCTGCACCCCGATCCGGTCTGCCATCGCGATGAGCCCGGCGTTACTGTCCGCGATCATGTGGCACATCGTCATCCGGCCAAACCGTGCGCGCATGGTGTCGACGTAGACGGTCATGTCGGCACCTCGTTCCATTCCCGGCCATCGAGTAGGCGCCCGGCGCGGGCCTTGCCGACGTTGCGCATGACGTGGACGCGCTCACCGTGGAAGCCGTGGCCGCCTTCAAGATTGAGAAACCGAAAGCGGGGGGCGGGTGCGACCTTCGGATAATCATGTCGCCAGTCCGGGTCGTCGCGATCTCGGTCTAGTGTCGCCATCCACGCCCCCCACTGCTTAAAGAAATACGCCACGCCCGCCGCCTGACACTGGTCGCGCAGGGACCGCGCCCAATCCGGGTGCATGGGGCGGGCGTTCGGCCCGCTTTCGCCGCCTACCACGACCCAATCGAGGCGAGACGCACGTTCTCCGAGACGCGGAGACCCTGACGGCGGGATTGCCCGGTAGTGCGGCACACCGTCAGGGTCGTCATGATATTCCAGTCCGCGCAGGGCGTCCGTGAAATGATGTCCATTGCAGAGCGCGGTCAAATCCACCGACCCAAGAAGCGGCTCGGCGCTGATCCAGCGGACGGCAGCGGGGGTGGCGAGCAGGTCGGGGATACGCTCGTCCGCGCGGGTCTGGTCCTCGACCGAGACGCCAAGCCAGACGTTCGGGAGGGGCCAGTTCTGGACGGCTTCATAGGCCCGCGTTGAAGCGGGATCGCCATCAAACCCCCTATCCTCGAACATGTCGAACGCAGCCTCTTCGAGGGGGTTATGCGGCCATCTCGGGTCACCCGACTGGCGGTTCGGAAGGTTCGACACATACTCCTGCATCCGATCCGCGCGCTTCGTGAGCACCTGAAACCGATGATGCGGGGCCAACGCCATGACGGCGAACACCCGGTCGATCCACTCGTCGGGCACCGCAGGGTGAAACAGGTCGCCATGCGCGCAGACGAAGATGTTGCGCGGCCTGCGCCACCGGAGCGGCTGGTCAAGCCATTGCTCGTTGAACCGGACCTCGCCGTTCCAGACCGGCCCGGCGCGGCTCATGTCCGTCAGCCCCACGCGGCTCGTGTGGTGCTTCAGCCGTGTTCCAGCCAGCCCCATCGCATAGCAGTTGGTGCAGCCGGGGGAGACGACCGTGCAGCCCGTGATCGGGTTCCAGGTCGCGTCGGTCCATTCGATCGTCGTTCCGTCGCTCATGATCGCCTCCCGTTCATCCGACGCTCGCGGTCCGCTATCTGATTTTCGAACATCATGATCCGCTCTTCGACGTGCGGCACGGTGCCATCTGGCAAGAGGAAGGGGTCACGCGTCATGCCGCGCCGCCCCACGGCGCCTCGGGCAAGGAGACCAGCCGTTCGCCCAAAGTGAGCGAGCTCGGCCAGACATTCCGCACCTCGACCTGCACCACGCCCTCACGGGGCGGACGCGGCGCGGGCGGGGCGATCTCGGGCGCACCGCCCCGCTTGCGCCAGCAACGGTCGCAGCGGCAGAGCCGGGCGTTGTGCGCGTGTTTCTGGCACAGGCCGGAGCGGTTCTCGGCGCGAAGGCTTCGGTTGCAATCGGGGTGCAAGCAGGTCTGTTTCATCGCCCGCTCCGCTCGATCTCGTCGGCCCGGCGGGACAATGCGTTCGCCAGCACATGCAGATCCTCGGCCGCGAGGTCGTCGCGGATGCGCAGATGCATGCCCACGATGGCCAGTGCCGTCTCTGGGCCGAGGCTGTCCAAAGCGTCGGCGGCCAGCATGGCGCTGGCATGCTCGGCGGCTCGGAGGCGGCGGCGGGCTTTCCCGTCTCGGGGGCCGTGAGTGATGGCGCCCGCCGCCGCCCGGTCGACCCAGCCGAGGGCGCGCCGGATCCGCAAGAAAAGGCCGGGGGTGGAGCGTGGCTCGACACCCCCGGCAGTCAGCCCGGCCGCGCCCTCTCCCAAGGCGCGGGGGGCAGGGAGTTCGTCCGGCTGATAGTCTACCGCCAGCACGAAGGGATTCTGTTGATCTGGATCTGGCGAACGGGTGTCGCGTGTCGTGCGGAAGGTCACGGGCGCACCTCGCCAAGCTGCGTTAGAGCGTGGCGCGCGCGGACGCGAGCCACGCGATCCGTCGTGTTCGCGATCACCATCCGCGCCGCCTTGCGCCGCTCTCGCGGCTTTGAGCGCAGGTCCAACAGAACGGCCCGCGCCCACGCGACGTTCTCGAGCTCGGCCGCCCGGGCGATCCAGAGGTCGTAGAGACGCTCGAGGCCGCCCGTGGTGGCGACGCAGGCACCGTGGAGTTGCACCCCGGCGGCTGCGCTGAACGGTTCGAACCGGCCGCCGGTCTCTTGCGCCTCACCCTGAAACGCATCGAACCACTCGGCGCGCGGAAGGCGGGCCAGTCGGGTCAGGAAATCGGCGCGGCTCATGGCCGAACCTCTACCGGGCGCGCCTGTCCGCCGATGGCCGCGTAATTGATCGGGCTCGGGACCATCCAGCCGAGAAAGAGCACGGCCGTGATTGTCGCGACGACCATCCACGGGGATCGCCACTGCTCGACGATGAAGGCGCAAATGACCGTCAGGACGCAGCCCGCAAGGCCCATCATACAAATCTGGCCCACCAGAAATCCGAAGCTCGCGCCGGTCATGGGCGCACCGCCCGACCCGAGGGTATGGATCGCCACCATTGTTCCGGCCGCAAAAAGTTGACGCAGATCATGTTTCGGCCCGCCCGCCGGGGATAACCGTCAGTTGCGCCTTGACGCCCGGCGCCTTCAGGCAATGCCGGGCCGATTGGATCTGCGGCGCCCCGGCGGCCGTGGCCAGCGTCAGGCGCGCCAGCTGAAGAAGGGTCGGAGTATGGGCGCTCGGGTTCGCAAGGATCCGGATCGCGTCGAAGCGACCCCGGGGCGGTATTTGGGTTTGCGTCTGCATTTTCGGGCCTCCGTTAGGTGGCCCATTAGGGACTGGAAAATTTTTCTAGTGTCAATATGGTGAGTGGAATTATTTTCCAGTATGAAGGTTCGCGCGGCCATGAACAGCCGCCAAGGGGAGAGCGCGAAGCATTATGCAAAAGGATGTATTCGCCCTGCACGACAGGGCGCTGTTTGGTTTTTGTGATCGGTTCGGGGTCTCGATCGACCGAGCTTATTCGGCCTGGCCGTTCAAACTGGCGAGGATCTGTTGCCGGAGGCTGTCGGGCAGGTCGTTCATCCGTCCACGGTAGAGGAAGTCCATAGAGACGCCCCATCGCTCGGAAATGATGAACCCGGCCTCACTGCGCAACGCTTTTTCGCCAGCTGCCGTCTTGGTGTAGCTGGACGCGTCGAGGCCGAAACTCTCAGCAAATTCCTTGCGCGTCAGGCCCAATGCCTCGCGCAGCGCCTCGAGGCGGCGGCCGACTCCGTCGAGGTCGACCCGTGGCAGCGGGGGTGTCGATTTCATGCCGCAAACTAGGCCGATCACCTGCATGCGCTCGATCCAAATTTTTTCGGGGACTTGAAACTGGAATAAATTTCCAGTAGCGGAGAGGGATGCAAACGCCGACCACCCTCCGCGAAGTGATCGATCTCTGGCCCAACCGGCAGGCGTTGGTCGACGATCTCGCGCACCTGGGCCATGCCCGGGTGACCCTCGCGGCCGTCTACAAGTGGCCCGAAAACGGCATTCCGGCACCCTACCACTTCGATGTCCTGCGGGCCGCTGCGGCGCGGGGCTTTGCCCTCACGGCCGAGGACATTGTCCGCCTCCACGCCGCGCCCGGTGCGACGACCGTCGATCTCGGGCCGCAGGAGACCGCCGCATGATCCGGTGCGCGCCAGCCACGATGCTGCCGGGCCTCGGTGGCGACGAGGCCCGGCAGCAGGCGGCTTATGGCGCGTCGAGGCGGTCATGCCCGGATCATGTGTCCGATTCGGCGCACCAGTCTTGCGAAACCGACCACGGAGATTTCACATGACCCGACGCAACCGGCCCGGATCCATCCAGTCGGCCATCTCCGAGGCCTACCGAAGCGTCGGCGGCATAGAGGCCGCCGCCACCGATCTCGGTCTGTCCATCGCGACCCTCTCCTACGCCACGGCGCAGAACGAAGACCGACCCGGCGGCCTCGGCGTCAATCACCTTGACCGCCTCGGGCGCATGGAGCCCGCCGCCGCCGTGCCGCTCGCGGAGCATTTTGCGCGTCTCGCTGGCGGGGTGTTTCGGCCCGTCGATCTCGGCCCGCCGAGCGAGACCGATATCCATGAGATCACCCGCGAGTTTTCGGACGTGATCTCGACGCATGCCCACGTTCATTCCGACCGTTCGGAGGATCCGGCGGGCTACACCGTCGACGAGGCGCTACGGCAACGGCGCGAGCTCGGCGAGCTCGTCGCGGCCGCGTTGCGGATGGACGCGGCGCTCGATGCCATCATCGAGGCCGCCCGGTGACCGCCGCGCTCGCATCCATCCCACCATCGGCCGGGGCGCGCGGCCGGTCGCTGCAGCGCCGGGTCACCCGATCCTCCTCCCTCGGTGCCCGGCGCGGACCAGTTTCCAATCCAGACCGGGTGCGTTGCAGGCCGCGCCCGCAGGCCGGGTTTGTCGTGACCCGAGCGCCCCTCGTGCTCGGCGCGGCACCCGGCCGACCAATCCTCGGAGGTGCGCTATGCCCGATCCTGTCCTGAACGCCAGCTTCGATGACGACGAGGTCGACCGGATCGCCTCGGCCGTCGTTCAGAAAGTCGACCGAACCACGGAGCTCGCCGTCGAGCTCATTATGGCGGCGCGCGAGCAGAACACCGTCGCATTCGACAAGGCAAAGGCCGACCTCGAAGAGGTTCTCGGGCTCGGTGCAGAGGATGCCTAATCTGGTCGCAATATTCCGCGCCGGGTTCGTGCGCCGCTGGCACATGAACCCCGATCTCGCGCACACCTGCGACCGCATCGACGGACATTCGGCTCGCGTCGCGCGGATCCTGATCGCGTTGCATCCGAACCCGTCCTTCGCGCTCATCCGCGAGGCCCTGACCCACGACGACGGCGAGAGTGTCGTCGGCGACATCAAGGCGCCGACAAAGGATGCTGACCCCGCGTTTGCCACGCGACTGGCCGAGATAGAGGCCCGCGCCACGCGCGAGCTTTGGGACGATCTGATCTCACCCGATGACCTGAGCGTGACCGACCGGACTTGGCTCAAGTTCGCGGACCGGCTCGATGCGTATATGTGGGCCGCTCACCATGCGCCGTATGTTCTCTATGGCGATGGCTGGCCCGAGGCGCGGGCGGCTCTTATCCGCTCAACCGCCGAGCTCCTGTCGGACCTGCCTCGGCAGGCCGAGCAGGTCTGCGACGCGATCGAGCGCATGGGGTGGCGCGGATGACTGCCCTGAAGAAGGACGCGATCCTCAAAGCGATCCGGCGCGCGCCGGAGGCTCGAAACGCGGACATCGCACGTGAGCTCGGCATCGAGGCCGCTTATGTCTCGACAGTGCGCCAGCGCCACAAGGCTGTCGTCGCGCGGGCGGTTCGCGCGAGCGCAAAGTCCATGGGGGCAAAACCGCCCACGCCCCGCGCCGTTGCCGGTCCCGATTGCCGCCTATGCAAGGATCGCGGATGGATCATCAACGTCTATCGCGAGCGCGCCCCGCGCCCGGCCTTCTGGTTCAACCGTGGACCTAACGGCGAGCGGCCGAGGATCTGCGATTGCGGGCTCATCGGAGGCGACGCGTGACCCGCGCCCTGGTTCAGGAGTTCGCGGCTCTGCGGCCGGGCGGCGGGTTCGGGCTCATCATGGCCGACCCGCCGTGGCGCTTCGAGAATTTCTCGGCCAAGGGTGAGGGTCGAAATGCGACCGCGCATTACGATTGCACTCCGCTCGACTGGATCAAAGGCCTGCCCGTCTCGGCGCTCGCGGCCGACAATTGCCTTCTGTGGCTCTGGGCCACCAATCCGATGTTGCGTGACGCGTTCGATGTGCTCGACGCTTGGGGTTTCACCTATACGACCGCAGGGTCGTGGAACAAGCGAACGATCCACGGCAAGAGCGCCTTCGGGACCGGCTATGTCCTGCGTTCGTCCAATGAGCCCTTCCTCATCGGCAAGATTGGCAAACCGCGCGCCACCCGGCGGGTGCGCTCGGTCATTCCCACCTATGAGAGGGTCGATCTCTTGGCGGGCGACTGGCCCGCATCCTCGATCACCATCGAGGCTGTGGCGCGCGAGCACTCGCGCAAGCCTGATGAGGCATTCGCGGCCGCCGAGGCGCTCTTGCCCGACGTTCAACGCATTGAGCTCTTTTCGCGGCAGGCCCGGCCGGGCTGGCACGTTTGGGGCAACCAGACCGACAAATTTGCTTCGGCGGGGACCGTCTGATGTCGCCGAGGCCGTTCTCTTTCCCGATGGCCGCCCTCGCGGCGGGCATGAAGGCCCGGGACGGCCGGGCGACCGTGCGGGACGGGTTAAGCCTTTCGATCGTGTTTCTGGGTGATCCCCTGCGCCACGACGATGCCGCCGCCGAGGCGGTCCGCTTCTACCTCGACGGGCTCGGCTGCGGCCAGCAACAGCGCGCGGGTGAGGCCCTTGTGGAATGGGTGCAGGCCACCTTCCCGTTCGAAGGTGACGCCGAACCGGATGCCAAAGAGCGGCCGGTGTTCGATTGGCAACGGAGGGCGGACTGTGGGTTATGACCGGCAGCTGGCCAGAGATCGCCTCGAAGCGGCGCGCTCGATTCCGATTTCGGACGTCGCGCAACGTCTCGCCATCCCAGACCTGAAACGGGCGGGCGGCGAGATCGTCGGCCCTTGCCCACAGTGCGGCGGGCGAGATCGTTTCGCCATCAACCCTCAAAAGGGCGTGTTTAACTGCCGGGTCTGCGGCGCGCACGGCTCGGGCATCGATCTGGTGCGCCATGTCCTGTCCTGCGAGTTCGGCGCGGCCCTCGATTATCTGGTCGGCGCGCGCGCGATCGAGATCTCCGACGAGGAGCGCCGCCGCCGCCGCGCGGCCGCCGAGCGGGCGGAACGCAAACGCGAGGCCGACGCGGCACGGTTCCGCCGCAAGGCGATCGAGGACGGCCGGCGGATTTGGCGGGCCGCCGTGGATCCGCATGGAACGCTCGCGGCCGATTATCTTGCGGCACGAGGAGTGCCGGTGCGACGGTTCCCGCCAACCATCCGATTTCTCGGCGCGCACCCCTATCGCAAGAAGATCGACGGGTCAGTGCGGACCCTGCACACAGGTCCGGCGATGATCTCCGCCGTGCTGTCGCCGGGCGATCAGGTCACTGCCGTTCATCAGACTTGGCTTGACCCTGACCAGCCCGGTCAGAAGGCTCGGATCCTCTACGGGGGCGAAGCGCAGGCGGCGAAGATGGTGCGCGGCTCCAAGAAGGGCGGCGCGATCCGGCTGTCGTCGGCGAAAGGCTGCACCACGCTCGTGATGGGCGAAGGCATCGAGACCACCCTCTCGGCCATGCACCTCGATCAATACCAAGACGCGGCTTATTGGGCCGGGATCGATTTGGGCAATATGGCAGGCCGAATGGCGCGCGCTGAGGATGGCCGGCGCTGGTCGGGCTTACCGGATCTCGCGGACACCGAGGCGTTCGTGCCGCCGTCCTGGGTGCGCCGCCTCATCTTTCTCATGGATGGCGACAGCCAGCCCGCCATGACCCGGGCCAAGCTGGAGGCCGGTTTGCGCCGGGCAATGGCACTCGTGCCCGGGCTCGTGGGCGAGATCGTCACCTGCGATCCGGGCAAGGATCTAAACGACATGCTGCTCGAAGAGGATCCGGAGTGACAAAGGTTGTCACCCTCACCCCGGACGGCCGCGACGTTTTGATCGAGGGGCCGGTCCACACCGACCGTTTCCCGGTCGAAGAGCTCGCCTCGCGCCTCGCGTTCTACCGCGAGCTCCGCGACCGAAAGTGCGAACGCACCAAGACCCGGCGGTTCGCCGCCCAATATGCCGAGACCGTGTCTGGTCTCGAAGCTCTAAAAAAGGAGTTGGAGGAGTGAGCACCGAGGATGTCCGCCGGGCGCTGTCGTCGCCCGAACGTGTCACGCCGATGGAGGGCGGCGCCCCACCCCGCACCCCGGGGGATGGTGAACCGCCCGAAAGCGATGAGCCCATCGATCCTATCTATGCGGCAAGCCAGCAGACCGAGAACGACGTGGGCAACGGCCAACGGTTCGTGATCCATTTTGGCGACGATCTCATGTATGTGCCGCGCGTCGGGTGGTTCACTTGGACCGGCACCGTCTGGGCGGCCGATCCCGACGAGCTCGAAGTGCGCCGACGCGCGCAGAAGATCGGCGCACTTATCCTGGAGGAGCTAGATCACATCAGGCTGCCCGAGCCCGAAATGCGCCTCATTGCAGACGAACCCCAGATCGCCGGGCAACGCGACGCGCTGGCGTTGAAATCCGAGCCGACCGACGAGGAACGGCTCGAGCTGGCCGAGGCCAAGATGAAACTCACCCGGATCGAGGCCCTGAAGAAGCGCCGCCGGGATCTGCACAACCGGCGCCGGACGCTCGCCCGCAATGCCGGGAATTCCGGGCCGATCAGGAACATGATCGGAGAGAGCCAGACCGCGCTCGCCGTGCCGCTCGACGCCCTCGACGCCGAGCCCTTCGAGGTGAATTGTCTTTCCGGTGTTCTACGCTCCACCGTGCGTGAAGAGGCGGCCGACGATGGCCGGGTGTTTCGCTATGCCGGAATCGAGCTCGTGCCGCATGCGCGTGAGCAGCGCCTGACCAAGATCATGCCGGTCGAATTCCGCGAGGGCGCCACCGCGCCGCGCTTTGACGCCTTCCTCGATCGCATTATGCCCGATCATGCAAACCGGGCTTTCCTGCAGAGATGGTTCGGTGTCTCGATGACGGCCGAGCCGTTGCAGAACATGGTGTTTCTCTACGGCTCGGGGGCGAATGGTAAGTCGGTGCTCGTCGATGTCCTGTCGCGCATCCTTGGCGACTACGCGGCGACCGCGCGCATCGAAAGCCTCACCGGCACGAACCGGCGCGGTGGCGGCGAGGCCACGCCCGATCTCATCCCGCTCATCGGGGCGCGCCTGGTGCGAACGTCCGAGCCCGAAGAGGGCGCGAAGCTGCAGGAGGGACTGATCAAAGAGCTCACCGGCGGCGAGCCCATCATGGTGCGCGCGCTGCACTCGGACTTCATCGAGGTGCATCCCCGGTTCAAGATGACCATGTCGGGCAACCACAAGCCCGACATTCGGGGCACCGACGACGGCATCTGGCGCCGGTTCCTCATGGTGCCGTTCGATGAGCAGATCCCCGAGCACGAGCGCGATCCGCATCTCGTGGAGAAGCTCTGGGAGGAACGCGACGGGATCTTCCAGTGGCTGGTCGCCGGGCTGAACCAGTTTCGCGAGATCGGCCTCGCGCCGCCCGAGAAGGTCGTCGCGGCGACCGCCGAGTTCCGGGCCGATCAGGATCCGACCGGCGATTTCCTGACCTCCTGCACCATCGTGACCGGCCGCCCGGAGGACAGTCTGTCGTCGGCGCGGCTCGGCGAGGCCTTCACGTTCTGGCTCATCCAGAACGCCCACGGGGCCTGGAAAGCGCGCACTGTGTCGCGCCGCCTGTCCGACAAGGCCGAACGATGGCGCCATCCGAACGGCGGGCAGACCTTCACCAAACGCAAGGCCTCGACCGTGTTCTACGACGGGATCCGGCTCACCGACACGTTCAAGCGCGAGCTCGACAACGCGCCGCGCGACCATCGAGGCCAGTTCTTGGCGGGCGATGTGGCGACCCCGGACCCCGCGTCCGCTGATCCACGGGAGGAATGGGAGGATTGAGACGGCCGTGGGAGGATGGGCACCTGATCGGGGTTCGGGGGAAAAGGCTTTAACGACAGTGGCTTGTGTTCATCGATGGGAGGTCAGGGAGGTCAGGGAGGAACATTTGGGCCTATACACGCGCGCGTATAAACCGGGGTCTGGGGGCGGCGAAAAGGTGGGCTCATGCGTTAGGGTGGATTGTTCCTCCCTGACCTCCCTGTCCTCCCACACCGGCCTCCATCGCCCTTGTTTCCCTGATCCAGCACTCGTCTCTCCGAGTTCGATCTATCCTCCCATGAAACCTCCCTGACCTCCCTAAACTCCCTGCGAAATCGAGCAACAATCAATACTTGGGCAAAGTGGCGACAAAGCCCACAACATATAGAGGTCCGGCATGATGGCGGTGCGGCAATGGGACAAACTGGTGGAAAAACAGCGGGGCGAGGTCGCCCGGCCGGTGCGAGGTAAGGTGATCGACGTCGGGATCTGGGCGCTCGTGCAGTGGGCGTTCCGGCTGGAGGGTGCGAGCTTGGACTTCGACGAGACCGGGCCGCACGTCCGGGTCGGCAACGAGTGGGTTCTGCTCGAGCAGGCTCGGCTGGGATGCCGACCTGATGGCGGTGGCTCATCGGCCTCGCACCCGGATGCGGATCTGGTCGCCTCGGCCGTGACCGTGCTGCCCGAGGTCTATGGCGGTCGCCGCATGGCGCTCTACATGGCCGAGCTCGCGCGGACCGGGAGCATGCCAGACTGGCGGCCGGATGCCTGCCCGCGCTGCGAGCCGGTCGGGTGGCGACGCCACAAGACAGGCTTCTATGCGGAGCGGGAGTTCTGGCGCGGCACGGGTCAGTGGCCCGCGACTTGGATCCCCGACAAGTATGGCTTTGCCTGCCCGATCCGGTTTTACGACACGGCCGCTGAGATCGGACGTGCTCGACGGTCCTACCTGCAATGGTGGTCGGCCTTGAACGAGGTGCGCCATTGTCTCTCGGTCGACAGCCCGCTGTCGGCTTTTCGGGTCACGGCAGAGATGCCGCCAGTCCGGCCCTGGGGAAAAAAGGGATTGACCTGATCCCAATCTCTTGACAGATTGCCGTTACCACGTGTGCGCCCGGAGCGGTATCCCCGCCCCGGGCGCTTCGCGTTTCCGGGCCGCTGTCGCCCCGCTGTTCCCGACATGGAGGGTCTCTCATGACCACGATCACGGCCACCAACATGGAGCCCGCTGGCGCCGTCGACCTTACCGAGGTCACGCTCAACGGATCCTCCGATGTGCTGACCTTCAACCCGTCGCACGATCCGGTGCTCATGCTGCGCAATGACACGGGCTCGCCGGTGTCGCCGACCATCGTCGGAGCCGGTGCGGGCACCCGCAATGTGCGAGGCGCTGGCGCCATCGACTTCTCGGGCGGGTTCGCGGTCGGCTCCATTGCGGATGGCGACGTCGTCGCAATTCGGCTGCGCTCGATCGAGAATTATCTCGCAGGTGCCATCTCGATCTCGTCGGGTTCGGGACTGGTCGCATCGCTGCTCGAATTCTGATCCGGGCATGCCGAAGCTGCGTCTGACCTCCGCGCCTGCGCGACTGCAGCTGGCGGGCTCACGGGTGCCACGTGCGACCGGAGCCGAGCGTGACCGGGTCCGGCGGCAAGTGTCGCCGACGCGGGCGCTCTACAGCAGCAGGCGCTGGCAAAGGTTAAAGCTGAAGATCATCGAGCGCGATGGGCTCGTGTGTCGCCAGACGGGCGTTCTGCTCACCGGCAAGGAGCCCGCGCCCAACAGCCCGGTGCTCGACCATATCCGCCCGCACAAGGGCGACCTGACCCTGTTCTGGGATCCTGCGAACCTTCAGCTGGTCTCGAAGGAATATCATGACCGGGTGAAGCAGCGCCTCGAGCGCGCGGCCGCTGGGCGGGGGGTGGGTCCATCTTCGGACCGGCCCATCCGTTAGCCCGCGCCCCCCTCATCTGCGCGTTTTTTTTCGGCCGGGCCGGAATTTTGATGTGCGAAACCTCGTCCGGCGGACCTCGGGTCCGGCGGGTTCTGAAAACCTGAGCCCTTTCAAGGGCTTGGCGGACCGGCTCTGACCGGGATCGCCGCGAGGGCGCTCGGGCGCCCATTTTTTTTCGGGAGTGACCTCGTGAAGGATGCAACGGACCTCAGCGCCTGGCCCGCCGATCAGGTGTGTCGTCGGGCCGTCGTGGATCTTGTGCCCTACGCGAAGAACAGCCGGACGCACAGCTCGGAGCAGGTCGACCAGCTGGTCGCTTCGATCCGCGAATGGGGCTGGACTATGCCGGTGCTCATCGACGAAGCGGGCGGGGTGATCGCGGGGCATGGTCGGATCATGGCGGCCGAGCGTCTCGGGCTCGACGAGGTGCCCTGCATGGTAGCGACCGGCTGGTCGGACGCTAAGAAGCGCGCCTACGTGATCGCCGACAACAAGCTGGCCGAAAACGCCGATTGGGATGAGGCGGCGCTTCAGGAAGAAATGCGCGCGCTGGCCGAGCTCGAGTTCGACATGACCCTCATCGGGTTCGATGAGGATGAGCTCGCCGATCTCATCCTCGGCGGCGGTGCCGGGCTCACGGACCCGGACGCCGCACCGCCGGTATCCGACCAGCCGATCTCGCGGCCGGGCGACCTGTGGCGCCTCGGAAATCACACGCTCCTGTGTGGCGACAGCACGTCGGCCGAGGATGTCGGCCGCCTGCTCGGGGACGTGCGTCCGCATCTCATGGTGACCGATCCGCCCTATGGCGTGAATTACGACCCGGCGTGGCGCGCAGCCGTGACCGGCTCGGCTGTTGCTTCAGGCAAGGTGCAGAACGACGACCGGGCCGACTGGCGCGAGGCCTGGGATCTGTTTCCGGGCGACGTCGCCTATGTCTGGCATGGGGCGCTTCACAACGTCGAGGTCGCCGCCAGCCTCGAGGCCGCCCGGTTCGCGGTCCGCAGCCAGATCGTCTGGGTGAAGACCCGGGCGCCGATCTCGCGCGGGCACTATCACTGGCAGCACGAGCCCGCCTTCTATGCCGAGCGCGAAGCCGAGGGGCCTGAAGGGTTCTCGGTCGATCAGGAGAGCCTCGCTTATCTGGTGCGGGCCGGAAAAACCGCCAGCTGGCGCGGCGGCCGAAAGCAGACCACCGTCTGGTTCATCGAACACCTGAAAAACGACACCGGCCACGGGACGCAGAAGCCGGTCGAATGCATGCGCCGGCCGATCGTGAATAACTCGTCGCCGGGACAGGCGATCTACGAGCCGTTCTGCGGATCCGGGACCACGGTGATCGCGGGCGAGATCGAGGGACGCCACGTTTACGCGATGGAGCTCGATCCGACCTACGTCGATGTGATCGTTCGTCGCTGGCAGGAATTCACCGGCGCCGAGGCGCGCCTCGACGGCACGGACCAGACCTTTGCCGAGGTCTCGGCCGCCCGGGGCGCGGGGTAAGGGGATGCCCGGGTCCGAGTTCGCTCTGAGCGGGGGCGATCTGCCCTCGGCGCCGCAGGGCCTCGACGCGGAAGGTCAGGCCGCCTGGTCGGCCTTCGTGCGCTCGATGGATCCCGGGGTCGGGGTCACGCCGGGGCAGCTGTTGCAGCTGGAGGCCGCCTGCAAGGCCTGGAGCCGGTATCGGGCGCTCGAGGCGCAGCTGGACCGGCTGCGGTCGGACAAGAACCCGGTCGGGGGCGAGCTCACCAAATCGCCCACGAACGGCCGCCTCGAGGTCTCGGCGTTGCGCCGCGCCGCGACGTCGGCGCTGGCAGAGTTCCGGCAGCTGTCGGCCGACTTCATCGACCCGGACGTCGATTCCGGTGCCGAGCCTCCGAACCGGGACATTTTTGGGTATCCGGATCGCCCGGGACGCGGCCAGAAGGGGCGCCCGAAGTTTCAGGCGACGGCGAAGGATCGCAATCGGGTGCGCCTGCTCTTGGCCACTGGCTGGTCAAACAAGCGCATTGCGGCCGCACTCGAAATCTCCGAGCCCACCCTGCGGCGCGCCTTCAAGCGCGAGCTTGGCGAACGCGATGTGATGCGAGACCGGCTCGACGCCCGTCGTATGGAGATCGCGATGCAGGAAGCGGGGCGCGGAAACGTGGCCGCCCTGCGTGAGCTCGGCAAGCTGCTCGAGGCACAGGATTTGCGCCTCGCCGAAGCCCACGCGGGCCGGGCTCCCGATGCCGAGCCCGAGGCCAAGCCGGAACGTCTGGGCAAAAAAGAGCAAAACGAACAGGCAGCGGCCGATGCCGAGGAATGGCTGACCGCCGAAATCGAAGCCGAGGCGGGTCGTGCCAAACGGCCGCATTGAGGCTCTGCCACGGTTCGCCTGCCCGGACTGGTGGGAGCGGCTGCAGGCGGGCGAAACACCGATGGCCGAGGTTCCTGTCAATTGGGAGCGCGCCAGCAGGGCGCTCGCGTTCTTCAATCGGCTGCGCCTGCCCGATGTCGCGGGCAATCCGCCGCTGAAGGAAGCCTGCGGCGACTGGTTTCGCGACATTCTGATCGCGATCTCGGCGAGCGAGGATCCGGAGACCCACGAGCGGCTGGTCTGGGAGTGCTTGTGCATGGTCCCGAAGAAGAGCTCGAAGTCGACCTACTCGGCGGCGCTGGCGCTCACCGAGCTCTATCTCGAAGAGGTGCCGCAGAGCCAGTTCCTGCTCATCGGCCCGTCGCAGAACATCTCGGAGCGGTGTTTCTCGCAGGCGCAGGGCATGATCCGGCTCGATCCCGGGCTCGAGAAGATCTTTCACATTCAGGACAACCTGAAGCGCATCACTCGACGGCGCACCCGGTCCAAGCTGGAGGTGAAGACCTTCGACACATCGATCGTCACCGGGGAAATCCCACGGCTGACCATCATCGACGAGCTCCACGAGCTCGGCAAGAAGGCGGGCGCGGCGGCGGTCATGCAACAGGTTCGGGGCGGCGGGATCACCAAGGCGGGCGGCCGCCTGCTCATGATCACGACGCAGTCGGACAAGGAGCCTGCCGGGATCTGGAAGGCCGAGCTCAGAAAGGCCCGGGCGATCCGCGATGGGCAGGCCGGGTCCAAGCCGATCATGCTGCCGGTGCTCTACGAGTTTCCCGAGGCGGTGCAGAAGGACGAGGGGTTCTGGCGCAACCGGGACAATTGGCACTTGGTGCTGCCGAACCTCGGGCGCTCGATCAGCCGGGAACGGCTCGAGGCCGATTATGAAAACAACGGCTCGGCCACGGCTGAGACCGAGCAGATCTGGGTCAGCCAGCATCTGAACGTCGAGATCGGTCTCGGGCTTCACTCCGAGCGGTGGGTCGGCGCCGAGTATTGGACCGGGTGCATCGACGACACGCTGATCGGTCTCGAAGAGCTTCTCGAGCGGTCCGAGGTGGTCGTGGCCGGGGGCGATCTAGGGGGTGCGGACGACCTCGCGTCTCTCGCGTTCATCGGCCGTGAGGCCGACACCCGGCGGTGGCTGCACCATGTGCGCGTCTGGGCCACGCCCGACGTGCTGGCCCGGCGCGCCTCAATCGCCACCGTCCTGCGCGACGTCGAAGAGGCGGGCGACCTCGTGATCGAGGAAAACACGACCGAGCATGCGCGCCAGATGGCCGCGCTCTGCAGTGTCGTGCGAGAGGGGGGTCTGTTCCCTGAAGCAGGGGGCATCGGGCTCGACCCTTGGGGCGTCGCGGCGCTGCTCGATGAGCTTGGCGAGGCGGGCTTTCCCGAAGGAGCGGTCTACGGGGTCGGGCAAGGGTTCAAACTGAACGGGGCAATCAAGGGCCTCGAGCGGCGGCTGATGGATGGCCGACTGTTGCACGGCGACCAGCCGATCATGCGGTGGGCGCTCGGCAACGCGAAGGCAGAGGCGAAGGGCAATAATATCATGATCACGAAAGCGAAGGCCGGGGTCGCGAAGATCGATCCGCTGATCGCGACCTTCAACGCGGCGGTTCTTATGGATATGAACCCGGTCGCGTCGAGCGCGCGATCCTATCTCGAAACCGCCGACCTCATGGTGCTCTGAGATGTTCGGGCTCGGAAAGCTGCGCCGCAAGAGCGCCGACATGGTGACGCTGACCCTCGACCAGCTGGCCGAGGTCGCGCCGTTTGTGCGCTACACCAGCCGCTCCAACGTCGCGGTCACCCCGGTGACCGCCATGCAGATCTCGGCCGTCGCCTGCGCCGTCCGGGTCATCTCGGAGGGCATCGCGCAGATGCCGGTCAGGATCGTGCGTGATCGCTTCGAGGACGGCCGTCGCTCGTATGAGGTCGTGCGGAACCATTGGGCGCACCGGGTGATGGCGGTGTCGCCGAACGAGTTTCAGACGCCGTTTCAGTTTCGCGAGTATGCGATCCTCTCGGCGCTCCTGGGCAACGGGTTTCTCGGGATCAAGAACGTCGTGAACGGCGAGGTTCGCGAAATCCTGCCCTTGCCCATCGGCACATGGTCGATCGAGCGGGTCGCAAACAGCTGGCGCCATTACTTCCGGGTCAGCTACGCAAACGGGACCAGCGGGACGTTCGAACCGTCACAGGTCATGTATCTGCGCGGTCCGTCGCTCGATGGCTGGCAGGCCCTGCCCGCCCTCTCGGCCGCGCGCGAGGCCATCGGGCTCGCTGCGGCGATGGAGCAGCAGCAGGCGCGGCTCGCGGGGAATGGCGGCAAGCCCTCCGGTGTCCTGAGCTTCGAGCAGGAGTTGAGCCCGGAACGGCGCGAGGCCCTGCGCGATCTCTGGCAGCAGCGCTTCGGACCCGGTGGCGACGGCGGGATCGCGATCCTGGACGCGGCCGCCAAGTTCGACTCGATGGTCATGACCAGCGTCGACGCGCAGCATCTGGAAACGCGGCAGTTCCAGATCGAAGAAATCGCCCGGGCATTCCGGGTGCATCCGATCATGCTCATGCATGCGAATTCGACGACGACCTTCGCCTCGGCCGAGCAGCACTTTCGCAACCACGTTGTCCACACGCTCGGGCCGTGGATGCGTCGGTTCGAAGATGTCTGCCATCGCGACGTGCTGTCGCTGGACAGGGATCTGAGGGTCGATCTCGACGAGCGCGCGCTGTTGCGCGGCGATTTCAAGGATCAGGCCGAGTATTTCACAAGGGCGCTCGGCGCGGGCGGCCAGCCCGGCTGGATGTCGCCGAACGAGGTCCGCGAGGAAGTCGGGATGAACCCGGTCGATGAGCCGTGGGCCAACGCCGTGCCGCGCGGCGCGATGAACCCGGAGGGACAAATCGATGAATGAGCGCAAGGAAGAGGCCGCATGGGCCGAGTTCAAAACACTGGCCCTCGAGGTCAAGGCCGACGCCGATGGCCACGTCGAAGGTTACGCCTCGCGCTTCAACGAGGTTGATGCGGGCGGCGACGTCGTGGTGCCCGGCGCCTTCGCGCGCTCGCTGGCCGAGAAACCCGGCGGGGTCGGGGGGATCAAGATGCTCTGGCAGCACGACCCGTCGCAGCCCATCGGAAAGTGGGACGAGGTGTTTGAGGACGAGACCGGGCTGTTCGTGCGCGGCCGGATCCTCACCAAGATCGCGAAGGGGGCCGAGGTGGCCGAAATGATCCGCGAGGGGATCATCGACGGGATGTCGATCGGCTACCGAACCCTGCGCGCCACCCGGGGGGAGAACGGCGAGCGCCAGCTGCTCGAGCTCGATCTCTGGGAGGTCTCGATGGTCACATTCCCTATGCTTTCTTCGGCGCGGATCGACGCCGTGAAGGCCGGGGATCTCACTCAACGCGAATGCGAACGGAGGCTCATGCAGGACGCTGGGTTCTCTCGTTCCGTGGCCCGCACCCTCATGGGTGGCGGGTTCGAAGCCGTCAAAGCCATGCAGGACGCTGGCGATGGTGGTCTTGGCGAATTGGCGCAGTTCATGCGCCGCACACTTGGACAAGGAGTCTAAAAATGCCCGATGGCATGATGGAGATCAAAGAGCTCTTTTCCGACACGCAGAAGACCGTCGAGGCGCTGCGCTCGGATGTGGAAGGGCTTAAGGGGAAGTCGGCGGACTACGTCGACAACCAGAAATTCGACAAGATGAAGGCCGATATCGCGGCCGGACTCGAGGCCGAGCAGAAGTCGATGATGGAGCGTCTCGAGAAGGTCGAGACGGCCGGAAATCGCCCGGGCGCACCCGGTGGCCCGGACGAGGCCAAGGATGCCGCTTACAACGCGTCCTTTGTCGACTACCTGCGCAAGGGCGAGGAAGGCCCGGAGCTCAAGTCGATGGCGACCAACACCGCCGAGGGCGGTGGCTTCATGGTCAGTCCGACCATCCGCGCCGGGATCCAGACCCGGCATCGTCGGACCTCGCCGATCCGCATGCTCGCGACCGTCGAGCAGTTCTCGGGTGCGAGCTACGACGTGCTCATCGATCGCGACGACCTGGGCTATGAGTGGGCGGGGGAAACCGGCTCGCGTTCGGAAACCAACACGCCGACCGTGAACCGCATTTCCATCGTCCTGCACGAGCTCTCGGCGATGCCGAAGGTGTCACAGCGCATGCTCGATGTCGCGGATTTCGACATCGAGTCCTGGCTCGTGGGCAAGATCTCCGACAAATTCGCGCGCGCGGAGGCGACCGCCTTCGTGTCGGGCAACGGGGTCAACATGCCCAAGGGCTTCCTTGCCTATGACGTGGCCACGGATGCGGATGCCGATCGTGCGGCTGGCAAGCTGCAGTATCGCGCCACGGGTGCGGCGGGCGACTTCGCGGCCTCGGCACCGGCGGATGTTCTGACCCGGACCTTCTACGACCTGCAGGGCGTCTATCAGGCGAATGCCTCGTGGCTCATGAAGAACACCGTTGCGGCCGACGTCGCGGTGCTGAAGGACGGCGCGGACCAGTATCTGCTCCAGTCGATGCTCAACACCGATGGGCAGATCGTGCGGACCGTTCAGGGCCGTCCGATGTATGTCGCCGACGACATGCCTGCCAAGGGCGCGGGCTCGCTGTCGATCGCGGTGGGCGATTTCACCGGCTACACCATCGCCGATAACACCAACGTCGTGATCCTGCGCGACCCGTTCTCGGCGAAGCCGAACGTGTTGTTCTACGCGACCAAGCGCGTTGGTGGCGGGATCACCGACTTCGACGCGATCAAGGTGATCAAGTTCGCCACGAGCTGATCGTCCGGACCTTTCTGAAGGAGAAAGCACATGCATAAGATCGACTGCCGGTCGCTCACTGTGATGGCGCACGGCCTGCTGGCCACGCTGTCGGGAGCCACTCCGGCCAAGGGCAACATCGTCGACGTGAGCGACGCCGGTGCGGCCACCCTATTCCTGCAGACCGGAACGGTCACCGATGCCGGTGGCGCTGCGGGCTTCAGCTTCGAAGTGCAGGAAAGCGACACGGACGCGGACGCGGATTTCACCCCGGTCGCGGACGCGGATCTCGTCGGGACGGAGGCGGCGCTGTCCGTCACCGACGATGACGACGACAACAAGGCCCTCGGCTCGATCGGCTACATCGGCACGAAGAAACACGTGCGTGTTGTAGCGACCGGGACCACCGGCACCGATGCGATCGTCTCAGGCACCTGGGTGCTGCAGAACCTGCGCTATTCGCCGGGCGGCACGGCTGCGGCCGAGATCGCGGCGACCTGATCGCCCTCGCGATTTTTGGTGCGAGGCCGGGCGTGTTCCGGCCTCCATCCAAAAACCACGGAGGCTGATATGGCAAAACTCACCAAGGATTTCTACGCAGTGCCGAAGGGCAAAATTCACCCGGAGTGGCTGAAGGCGGGCTCAGAGGTGTCCGGCGCGGTCGAGGTCGAAGCGCGCGCCGCTGGCGCTGTGGCCGGCAAGGCCGCGCCTGCGACCAAGGCCGCGACGCCGCCGGAGAACAAGGGTGCCTGACGGGCTGCACGGCGCGCGCGGCTATTCCTTGGCCCTGGCCGAGGAAGGTGCGCCCGCCACCCGCGTTCTCTCGACGGAAGAGGCCAAAGAACACCTGCGCGAGCTCGAAGACGATCACGATACGTTGGTCGACGGGCTCGTGCTCGCGGCCGAGGGTCTGCTCGACGGGCCGTTCGGGATCCTCGGCCGGGCGCTGATCACGCAGTCGTGGGTCATGACCCGTGCTGTCTGGCCCTCGGGCGCGTCACTCGATCTACCATTGCCGCCGGTTCAGTCGGTGACCTCGGTCGTCTACATCGATGCCGAGGGCGAGACCCAGACGCTCGCGGCCGAGAGCTATCGCCTCGTGGCCGGTGAAAGCCGGGCGCGCCTCGAGCTCGTCGCAGGGGCGTCATGGCCCGCTGTCTACGACCGTTCAGATGCGATCCGAGTGACCTTCGTCGCGGGCTATGGCGCGGCGGCTTCGGACGTGCCCGAGCCCATCCGACAGGCCGTGCGCCTGCTCGTCGGGTTCTGGTATGAGAACGCGGAGGCGGCCGCGAGCGGGCCGCGCGACATACTGCCCTTCGGAGTGCGCGCATTGCTCGTGAATTTCCGCCGTCCCGAGGGCCTGATCTGATGGCCCGGTCGGGGGCTGCGCGGCTGGATCGGCGCGTCGCGTTCTACCGTTACGCGGAGACCCCGGCCTCGGGCAAGGTGACCGCCACGCGAAACGCCTTGAACGAGGTTGTCCGTCCGGATCCTGCAACGGCCACGCCCGCTCCGGATCCGTTCTGCGAGGCCTGGGCGGCGCGCATGGACCTGTCGGATGCCGAGCGCCTGAAAGCGGGGATCGAGGATGGGTTCCTGCGCACCCGCTGGACGGTCAGGTCGAATGCCAAGACCCGAAGCATCACGGCGGGGGACATGATGATCGCCGATGGCCGTAATTGGGACATCAAGGGCGTGAAGGAGGCCGGGGGCAGCGGCCGCCACCGCTATCTCGAAATCACCGCCGTCGAGGAGCTCTGAGGTGGATCTGAAATTCGAAGGCGGCCGCGAGCTCGAGCGGCTGCTCATGGACCTGCCGTCTACGGTCGCCAAGGCCAGCGGCCGCCGGGTTCTGAAAAAGGCCGCCGCGCCGATCAAGGCCGCCGCCGAGCAGCTGGCTGCCGATGATCCGGCCACTGCCGCCAATGACCTCCATCGCTCCATCGGCATCTCGTCGCGCGCGGCCGCACGAGGCGGAAAGGCCGGGTCGAACGAGGTGCAGCAGAACGTCGGCGTCCTGACCTCGATCCACGACGGTCGCGGACCGGAGCGCCAGCCCTATGCGGCCGCAATGGTCAACGAGTTCGGCAGCCACAAAATGGCCGCGCATCCGTTCATGCGCCCAGCCTTCGAGACACGGGCGCCGGAGGCCTGGGACATCATCGTCGCGCAGTTGCGCATCGACGTCGCGAAGACCGTTGCGCGCCACCAGCGTCGCATGGCGAGGGCCGGAGGATGAAAGAAGCGCTGACCACATACCTGCTCGGCCAGTCGGCGCTCACCGATCTCGTCGGCACCCGGGTCCATTGGACGCGCCTGCCCGAGGGTGAAACCGCCCGGCCCTTCGTGCTGCTGCGCGAGGTGGTGGCGACCGAGCCTTACCACCTCGAAGGGCCGACTGGGCTCACGCGGGCACGTCTGCAGGTCGATGTCTATGCCGATCTCGTTCTCGGCGCGACCGAGGTCGCCCGGATCATCGACGGGCTCCTGGGTGGCTATGTGGGGACCGTCGGCGGTGTCGCCTTCGACCACATCATGAAGATCTCGATGCGTGATGGCGCAGCCGAGGAAATGGACGGTGCCGGGATCCTGTCTCGCGTGATCGTCGAATTTTACTGCGTCTGGAAGGAGACATGAAAGTGACGGATGCGAAAACGGGTTACGGGACCACCCTGAAACGGTCCTCTGACGGCACTTCCGGCGGCACGTTCACCGCCATCGGTCAGGTGCGCTCGATCACGCCCGCGACGCTCACGCGCGACACCAAGGACGTGACCCATCTGGAATCGTCCGGCCGCTACCGCGAGTTCATCGCGAACCTGCGCGATGCGGGCGAGTTCTCGGCCGAGCTCTACCTCGACGCCGATGATGGCACCTACGACACGCTCATCACCGACTTCGAGGACGACGATGCGCAGTATTACCAGATCGAGCTCGCGTCGGGGTCGACCTGGGGTTACACCGCCTATCTCACCTCGCTCACCCCGCCGACGCTCGACGAGAACGAGCTCACGCTGACCGCCACCTTCAAGATCACCGGCGCTCCGGACTGGACGCAGACGTCCTGATCCGGCGCTGAGAGAGGCTTTCCAAAATGACGAAATCCGGCATGGACCCGCGCGCCAAGACCACCTTCGAGGCGGCGGGCAAAACCTACACGCTCCAGTTCACCACGAATGCGCTGGTCGAGCTCGAAGAGGCGACGGGAAAGTCCGTCGTCGATATCCTCGAGAGCGAGCAGCAGTCGATGAAGATGCTGCGGGCGATTTTCTGGGCGGGGCTCATCGAACACCACGACACCATGACCCAGAAAGAGGCAGGCGCGATAATCGACGCGGCTGGCGGCCTCGATGCCGTCATGGATCTGGTAAACAAGGCGATGACCGCCTCCATGCCGGAGAAGGGGGCCGAGGAAAAGACGCCGGGAAAACCGGCAGCGGCCGCCTAGACTGGTCGGCCCTCTGGTCGGAGTGGGTCTCGGCGGGGCAACCGCCGGAGCTGTTCTGGCGGGTCACGCTGCGCGAGTATGACGTGATCCTGAAAGGGGTGGGGGCGCGGCTCGATCGGGAGCGCGCCCTCGTCCAGCTCCAGTCTTGGCTCACGGGCCAGCTGGTCGCGGTCGGCGTGAACGCCCCGGCCAAGTATCCACCTGCCGACCGGATCATCACCGGCGCGGGCCGTCGCCCGGCACAGTCGGACGCCGAAATCGAGCGGATGATCCGCTTCATGCACACCTCGACCACCGGAGAAACCATCCAATGAGCAAGGCCCTGGTCGGCATGCTGCGCGCCGTCCTGTCGCTGGAGACGGGGGCGTTCGAGAAAGGTGCGGATCGCGCCGAGAAGCGGGCGCGCGAATTACGCCGGACGATGACCAATATCGGCAAGGGCATGCGCAACGTGGGCGCGGTCATGACGGCCGCGATCACAGCGCCTGCGGCCGGGCTGACCGCCATGTCCATGCGCGCGGCCGACGCGATGATCGAGCTCGACAACGTCGCGCGGATGGCGGGCCTGAGTGCGGGCCGGTTCAAGGTGCTGTCGCTCACCGCGACCCGGTTCGGCGTCGAGCAGGAAAAGCTGGCCGATATCCTCAAGGACGTGAACGACCGGGTCGGCGATTTCCTGCAGACCGGCGGCGGTCCGATGAAGGACTTTTTCGAGAATATCGCGCCCAAGGTCGGCATCACCAAAGATGCCTTCGTCGGGCTCAATTCGGAGGAAGCGCTCGGGCTCTACATCCGGTCCCTGAAGGAGGCCGGTGTCAGCCAGCAGGAGATGACCTTCTACATGGAGGCGATGGCGTCGGACGCCACCCTGCTCACCGAGATGTTCGACAACTACGGCCGCGCGATCTCGGACATGGCGGCGAAGGCGGCCGAGCTCGGGCTCGTGCTCGACCAGCGCACCATCGACGCGGCGCGCCGCTCGCGTGAAGAGTTCCGGCTCGTCGGCGACATCCTTCGAACCAAGATGCAGGCCGCCCTGGTCGGCCTCATCCCGGTGTTTACGCAGCTGGCCGAGGCGGCCATTCCGATCCTCACCAAGATCACCGACAAGCTGGTGGATCTGGCCGAGTGGTTCCAGAACCTTTCGCCCAAGGCGCAGAAGTTTGTTTCCGTGTCGGCGGCGATTGCCGTGGCCCTCGGCCCGGTGATCGCAGGCATCGGTCTCGCCACCATCGCGCTGGCGCCGTTCGCGGGCGCGCTGGCGACCGTCGTTCCGATCATCGCGGGCGTCGTGGCGGTCGCGGGCGGTCTTTACCTGTCGCTTCGGTCGATCATCCGTCTGTTCCGCTCGATCGCCACTGTTGCGGTCGAGAAGTGGCAGGAGGTGCGCGCGGCGACCGACACCAATCTCGCCGCGATCGCCGAGCTCCTGCGGCGCTATGCGCTCGAACTCGTGGCGCCCTACAAGGCGGCGCTCGAGCAGCTGGTCGAAACCACCCGGGCCGGGATCTCGGCCTTGGGCGACGTGTTCGTGTCTGCCGGTGCGCTTATCCGCGATGGTCTCGCGGGCATGGTCGAGGGCGCGATGGCGATCATCGAGACCCTGAGCCCGCGTCTGGCCGATGCCGTACGCGGTGTCGCGTCGACCGTTTGGGAGGCCGCGCAATCGGTCGGTCGCAACATCATCGACGGGATTCGCGCGGGCATCGATGCCGCGTGGGCGGGCCTGAAGGCCAAGATGGACGAGCTTGGCGCGAAGTTGCCGCAGTGGGTGCGCGACAAACTCGGGATCAAGTCGCCATCGCTCGTCATGCGCAAGATCGGTGAGTTCATCGCCGAGGGCCTGAAGCGGGGGATCACGCGCGGCACCCCGGGTGTGCAGGATGCGATCTCCGATATGACGGACGGCGTCGAGGACACGGCCGTCGAGGCGCAGGTGCTTGAGACCAACCTCGAGGCCGCAGGCGCGGCCGGTGAGGCGCTCGGCGAGGCCGGGGCCGCAGGCGCCCGTCGCATGAAGGAAGAGCTCGCGGGCGCGAAGGATGCCGCCTTCGACGCCACCAAGGCTCTGAAGGGCGTCGGACAGAATTTCCTGCAGGATCTCGTGTCGAACCCGGACTCGGCTTTCAAGAACGCCTGGAGCGGCTTCAAGTCGGCCGCCGGTCAGGCCCTGTCGCAGGCGGTGTTCAACCCGGGCGGCATCGCGGCCGGGTTCACGACGGCCTTCCAGCAGGTCTCGAGCGGACTTTCGGGTCTCGCAGCGGGCGGTGGCCTCGCCGCGCTCGGCACGGCCGTCACAGGCGCCCTGCCGATCATCGGTGCCGTGATCGCCGGAATCAATCTGATCGCGACCTTCTCGAAAAAGACCCAGATCGGCTCGGGCCTGAAACTCGGCGTCGAGGGCGGGCAGGTCACCGGGTCGGCCTATGACGAGTTCGAACGCACCACGTTCTGGGGCCTGTTCAAAAACCAGTTCGATGAAGAGCGCGACCTGCCCGCGCAGCTGGCCCGCTCGCTCAACCGGCAGGCCTCGAAGGTTCAGAAGACCGTGACCGAGCTCTACGCGAAACTCGGCATCTCGGTGCCGGAGGAGCTGCTCGACCGGGTCAAGATGACCATGCGGCGGATCGAGACCGAGAACCTCTCGGCCAACGAGATCGAGGCGCGGGTCGAGCAGATGTTCAAGGAGTATGCGGGCGCCCTGTCCAACGCGATCGCCAAGATGGGCGCGCAGGCGGCCGAGGCCCTGGTCGGGGTGCAGGCCGTGCTCGACCCGATTTCCAAGGACTTCGATCTGTTCGCGGCCTCGTCGCGCCAAGCGGGCGCGGCGGATCTCGGCAAGTTCGGCCGGTCTGCCAAGTATCTCGCCGAGCGTGTCGGCGGGATCGAGGCCCTCGCCTCGAAAACCGGCGCGTATTTCGACGGGTTCTTCTCCGACGAGGAAAAACTCGCCTACATGCGCCGTCAGGTCGCCGGGACGTTCCGCGAGCTCGGCCGGGCCGTGCCGACGACCGACGAGGCGTTCCGCGCGCTCGTGCAGTCGCAGAACCTGCTCACGCAGTCGGGGCGCCGGGCCTTCACCGCCCTGCTCGATATCGCGCCGACCTTCGACCAGATCACCGACATTCTCGAGGCGCAGGCCGAACAGGCGCGCGAGGTGGTCCGGATCCTCGGCGTGGTTGGCATGCGGGTGCGCAGCGACCTCGCCGACGAACTTGTGAGTGTGTTTGGCACGTTCAGTGCGCTCACCACGCAGACGGCCGCGTTCTTCGAGACGTTCTTCTCGCAGGAGGAGAAGCTCGCCTACATGCGCAGCCAGATCGCCGAGGTGTTTGCCGATCTGAACCTCGCCCTGCCCGAAACGATGGCGGGCTTCAAGGCGCTGGTGACCGGCCAGAACCTCATGACGAAGGCCGGGCGCGAGGCCTATGCCGCACTCCTTGGCATCGCGCCGGTGTTCGTGGAGGTGACCGCGACCGTGCTCGAGGCCAGCGGTGCGCTCCGGAGCGCCTACAACCTCGACGCGGGCGGCTACGGGACCGCCTGGGAGGCGAAGCTGGCGAACGAGATTTCGAACGCCGGACGTTACTCCAACACGCTCATCGACACGCAGAACGCCGAGCTCTCGCGCCAGACCGAGCTCTTGCGGGACATCAAGCTGGCGCTCGGGCGCTCGGCCGTCGCGACCGAGGATCTCGCCTTCGAGACGGCTCTGGGGTGACGCCGTGAAACTCATTAAGCCCAACACTCTCACCCTCGCGTCGGCCTCAGAAGACGAGGACGATCATCCCGAGTGGGACAACGCGACCACCTATGCCATCGGCGACTACGTGATCTGGGAGGGCTTCATCTACGTCTCGTCGATCGACAGCAACCTCGGCTACGACCCCTCCGACGAGGTGCAGGCTCTGGAAGGCGCGCGCTGGATCCTCGTGTCGGCCACCAACATCCGCAAGTTCATCGATGGCCAGTTGGGGACGCAGACCACCGGGACGTCGCCGCTCGTGCTCGAGGTCACGGTTGATGCCTTCTCAAATGCCATCGCCCTGTTTGGTCTCAATATGACAGACACGACGATCGAGGTCATCGTCGACAGCGAGGTCATCCAGTCGACCACTCTTGAGACTTCGCCGGAGCCGGTGTCGGATTGGTGGTCGTGGTATAACGCGGTGTTCTTCAATTCGATCCGCCGAACCGTGATCGAGAACATTTTCGCGCCCGCTGGTGCCACCATAAAGCTGACGATCGAGGGCTCATCGCCTGCGCTCGGCATGCTCGTCGTAGGGCGCCAGTATGTGATCGGGCGCACCCTGATCAGCGACCAGACCAAGGCTCGGCGGCGAACCTATACCGAGCTCACCACCGATGCCTTCGGGGTCACGACGGCCACAAAGCGGGCAATTGCGCGCAACGTGACCTACGAGGTCAAGGCTGCCCGGTCGACGTTCCAGTCGATCGAGAACGTGCTCGACGCGGTCGATGGTGTCGCGGTTGTGACCTATGAGGCCACGCTCGCGCCCGAGCTCGTGAATTTCGGCTTCCTGCTGGACATCGAGGTGCCGTCGAACATGCCCGCAAACTTCATCTTTCCAGTGACCTGTCAGGGGGTGATCTGATGACCACGCCAAGCCTTACCGAATTCGACACCGATCAGATCCCGGATCCGAACGAGCCGGAGACGTTCCACGCTTATGCGTTCTATGTCTGGAACCTGCTATCCGGGACGACGATCGGTGAGATCAACGCAGCTCTCGTCTGGATGTCCGCGCTTCTGGCGAGCCTCGAGAACGCGACAAACGCGCTCGAATGGGTGACCGGCACGGCATATGAGGTTGGGGACCGCGTCTGGTCGCCAATCGACCTTCAACTCTATCAGGCGACCGCCGACTTCACGTCGTCGACCGATCCGAGCCTCGACAGCTCGAATTGGGATCTCGTCGGTGGGTTTCCCGTGTCTCATCTCGAGGACACTGACAACCCGCACGGGGTGACGGCCGCGCAGCTTGGCATCGATCTGGATGCCGACTTCGCGGGGCGCCTGATTGCGATGCAGGTGTTCGACACCGCCGGATCGTTTACTTATACGCCGACCGTTGGCGCCGTGCGCGCGCGGGCGCAGGTCGTCGGTGCTGGTGGCGGTGGTGGAGGCGCTGACGGGGACACCACAGGCTCGGAGGCAGGCTCTGGCGGTGGCGGTGGCGCCGGGGCGGAAGCGGATGTCTACTTTACGCTTGACGCGGCGAGCTATGCGGGCGTGTGCGGCGCAGGAGGCACAGGCGGCAACGGGGGAACGGACACGAACGGCTCCAACGGCGGCCTGTCGTCGCTTATGTCGAACGGAGACAGCGGAGCCGGGCTGACGATTTCCGTTGAGGGCGGCTACGGTGCCGAGACGCAGGTCGACACCAATGCCCACACGGCTGCGGGTGGCAACGGCGGCAACGTGACCACATGCACCGGCACGTCGATACTCGCGTCGACCTCTTTCGAAGGAAATTCAGGCTCCAACAGTTTCGGGATCCCGTCCGACGAATTTTCCGGTGCGGGCATCGCAATGGGTGGTGATGGGGCCGGATCGCGGTTCGGCGAGGGCGAGAAAGGTGGTCACGTCGACGTGGCCGGCACCAACGCGCAAGGCTTTGCTTGTGAGGGCAATGGTGGAGGCGGTTCCGGTGCTGCCGCGCTCGGCGCCGTGGCAAATGCGGATGGCGGCGACGGCGCCGACGGGATCATCGTGATTTTTGAATATTCGGAGTGAGCCATGCCTGAAAAACAGAAATTCGCATTCCTCGTCGATGGTGTCGTCGAGGCCGTTCGCAATTATGTGCCCGGCCGGGAGCCGGAAGGACTTATCGCGGTTACCGAGGCAACGGGTCCGGCCGGACCGGGTTTCAGTTGGGATGGCGCGACGTTCGCCCCACCCCCACCGGAGGACATTCCGGCGGAGGATCTCCCTGGTCTGGTGCGGCAGGAGGGGCGCCGTCGCCTCGCCGCGCTCGTGGCGGAATACAGCGACCTCGAGCGTGAGACGTGGAAGGGCCAGCTGGCCGAGGCGCGGATTGTCGTCGTGGACGGCGGGACTTCGTCGCTGGTCGAAGCGCTGGCCTCGCCAAGGGGGCTTTCAGCGACGGAGATGGCGCAGACCATCATCGCCAAGGATGCGGCGCTGAAGGCGGCGATCGGGCCGATCCTCGCGGCGCAAGAGGCACTCCTGAATGCCGATCCGATTCCGCAGGACTATCGAGATGCGAGCCATTGGCCTTCATAGCCCACCCTGCCCTCCATTTTGAAACCTCCAAGAGGACACCCTCATGAGTAACCCATTCAACGCGCGCGAGATGTTCGCGGCCGACCGCTTCGCCGCACTCTCGGGCATGGTCGATTACTGGATCACGCCCACGAAGCATGACTCTACGCCGAACATCCTGGGCAAGGACGGAGCCGAAACCATCGGCACGGCCATCCGGGTTGAGACAGATGCGCAGGTCACGTTCAAGGACCAGTACGGGAATGCCCTGACCGTCAACCTTCTGGCGAATGAGCTTTTTCCGACATCGGTTGGCCAGATCATGTCCACCGACACGGACGCCGTGACGGTGTTCGTCGCCATCGCACCCTGACCCGGAGCCAAACCCCATGACCATCGGTGTCTCGCTCGCAATGTCGCGGCTCGCGTCGCAGTTCGCGGCCAAACAAAATTTCTTTCGCCAGTTCTATTCGTCGGGTGAGGACGGGGCCTGGTTCACGACCGTGTCGTCGAAGCTGTTTCAGAACGCGGCGGGGACCACCCCGGCCGGTACGGGTGACCCGATCGGCCATATCGCCGATGTCTCGGGCAACGGCAATGACGCGACCCAGGGGACGACCGCCGCGAAACCCACGCTCATCGTCGCTGAGAACGGCGACCGGATCATCCAGAACGACGAGATCGACGATGCACTGACGGTGACCTTCGGTGATCTGGGTTCGTCCTGCACGGTCGGCTACGTCACGCAGTCCGAAGTCTGGATCGACGAGGATCAGACCGTGAGTGGAACCGTGACCTTGCCGCAGAAGGATCTGCTCGGGTGGTTTGTGATCGATCGGGCGCTGACCTCGGCCGAGAAGCTCGAGGTCGTGTCGTATTTCGCCCGGCAGGCCACCGGCGTGAATTATGGCGGCACGCTGTCGCGCTTGCAGGAGATCATGCTGAACGCGGTGGATGTCGCGATTTATGACAGCGCCGACGACAGCGATGGCGGTACGGCCATGCTCGCTGAGGGATATCCGCTTCATTTCGTGGCAGTGGCTGAAGCGACGGCGGTGAAGATCTTTGATGCGACGGATCCCGAATTTCCCCTGCACCAAACGCACGATTTCACCGGCTACACAGTCTCTTCGGTTGCCTGCATCGAGGGCGTTCTGGTCGTCGGGACCGGGAGTGGCGCGACTGTCCTGAACCTCGCTGACGGCGACAGCACCGTAACCCCGACGCACACGACTGCGACCAGCCCGGCGATCGTGAACAACACCGTCAACGCCGTCGCCGCCTACGTCCAACCCGACGCACCCACGGACGGCGCGACCGGCCTCAAAGTGCCGACTATCGCGGTCGGGACTGCCGGGGGTCTGAGTGTCATTCTCGACGATGGGACGGTAACAGACAGCCTCGCCACCTTGAGTTTCACTCTGGTCGCCGCAAATGAGCATGGCGTCATTTACGCCCAGAATACCTACAAGAACTGGTATTTCGCGACATGGACTGAGATCGAAGCCGGGGATGGATTTGGCGATAACCTCGCCTCGACAACCGCAGGTCAGCGTGACTTCGATCTCCTGACGCGGGCCTATGCCATCGACATGATGGACGATCTGATCGCAACGGGCGGGCAGAACGCATCGGAACAGGCGGTCAACGGGGTCGCCCTGTATCGCCCGGACTGGACCGACTTCACCAAGACACTTTCGGCCCTGATCACGACCGATTATAACACCGGCTGGATGCTGAACCCGCTCGGGTGCTGGCTATCAGACAGCGACGATACCGAAATCGTGGGTGCCGCGGTTCCTGCCGACATCGTGACGAACGGTGACTTCGCATCGGACCTGTCAGGTTGGACGGTGACGGACTTCACTTGGGACGCCAGCGGGAAGGCGCTCGCGGGCGGTGCCAATGGGCAGATGAGCCAAGACGTTCCAACTGTCGCGGGCTCTTACTACATCGCCCAGCTTACCCACTCGGATCGGACATCTGGTCGGGTTATCCTGTCGGCTGACGGGGTGAATATCCACGACAGCTATATTCAGAACAACGGGACTTATGATGCCTCATTTGAAGCTGGAGACGCCTCGACAACGTTCCTGATCAACGCTGTCTCTGGTTATAACGGAAAGATAGACGATGTGACGGTGATCGGGCCCTACGCCTTTGCGGACAACTTCGCTGCGTATGCGAACCAAACGGCAGCGGAAGCGGCGGGGTGGTTGCCGACCGGCACGGGGGCAGCAAGTTGGTCATTCAACCAGAGTGCTAGTCGTTGGGAACTTGATACCAGCGTAGGTGGCGCAACGAACACAACCGATTTACCGTTCACCGTCGATACTACGTCTGGCGTCACCTATGAATTCGAGATCGAAGTTTCTGGAACTGCTAATCTCGATAACTCTGAATTGAGGCTTCGGGTTGATGGTGAAAACCTCGTGTTTGACGAGACTGGTGGAAATAACATCACAGCCGATGGGACTTACACCGGGCGCATGGTCGCGACCGCATCAACGATGTCAGCCCTAATCCGGTGCTTTAATCCCGATGGAAATGAAACTGCCAACATACTCAGCGTGAAAGTCACCCCTATCGTCACCCAACAAGACCGCTCGGTGAACGGCAATGACCTGATCGTCGTCGGCACCATCACCAAGACCAAGTTGGGCGAAGCGGACTCGTTGGTCTGGTGCGAGCTATCCGCCGACTGCACGGTCACGCTCGACACGGATATTTCCTCGTCTGGCTGCGTCTACTGGTGGGAGGAAGTGGCGGGCGAGCCGCACCTGTATCTGTATGACCTTTCAGGCGGGCAGGATTACGAGGATGGTGCGCCCGGAACAGCCCCGACGACAAGCATCACCTTTTCCGGGGCGGATATGACGCTGAAGGCAGGCAAGAAGATGCGCGGGGTTCGTCCGACAAACACGATCCCCACCGCGGCCCAGATCGCCCAGATCTACGCCGACGAACTCCCCCTCATCAACGGCGGCGCGGCGACCCTGACGGGCACCGACAACGCAGTCGACGCTGTGGCCATCGACCCCGGCACCGGGCTTGTCCACGCGGGTTCGTCGGACGGGCGTTCGATCATCGATGGCCTGGAAAGGGTGCAGAAAACGACCGCCAGCGTGAGCACGGTGATCGCCGCGCTCGATGGTCTGATCCTCGAAAAGTAAGGAGCACTTTATGACCGAGTATGTGATGCGCGCGACCTTCGTGTGTCCGGAGGCACTCATGGCGGACGCGAACCAGCTGGCGCTGGTCGTCGGAGAGAGCCCGGCTGACGTCCACACCTTTGCGCAGGCTCGTTTTGAGGATGCCGGTGGGAACCGATACGCGGTCGCATCCTCGCTGGTGAAGGCCGGGTTTCTTCAGGCTGCGTCGAGTGCCCTTGAAGCGCCCGCGCATTCTCCCGGTGTGGACCTCGAGGCGGCAGGCCGCGCGCAGGCTGCCGTGACGATCTTCGATCCGAACGCACCGCTTGCGGCCGACCCCGCGCGGCTTCTCACCATAGTGAGCGATGATCCAAAGGGGGCGCTCGCGCTCGCGGGGGTCACCCGGATCTAGTCCGCACTCTCCCCACTTTTCCCACCAAGGCACCCGGCCAGACCGGGCATTGCGCGCAGCCACGAAAGGGCCTGCCATGTTTCAGCTCATCCCGAATTGGAAAGAAACGATCCGCTTCGCCTGGTCGGTGCGCTTCATCGCCATCGCCTTCGTGCTCGCGGGTGCTCAGGGCGTCATCGCGCTTCTCGACAAAGCAGCGCCCGCCTGGCTGGTCGTGCTGACGCCGGTTATCGCGGCCGCCGCTGGCCTCGCCCGGATCGTCGCGCAGAAGAACCTGCCCGACTTTCTGACCGATACATCGGGCGCCATCGGTCGGAAGACCGCTGGGGGCGCCGCTGTCGTCGCCGCCGTGATGGCGATGGCCGTGCCGATCACCGCGAAGTGGGAGGGGCTGCGAACTGAAGCCTACCGCGATGTCGTGGGCGTCTGGACGGTCTGCTACGGCGAGACCGAAGGCGTGCAGCCTGGCGACGTCCATAGCTCGGCCGAGTGCGCTGGCATGCTCGAGGAACGGCTGCTCGAGGATTATTACCGCCCGCTCGCCGCGTGCATCCCGACCCTTGTGACCGCGCCGATCGAGGTACAGGCCGCTTTGACCAGCTGGACCTACAATGTCGGCACCGGGGCCGCCTGCCGGTCCACACTGGCGAGATATGCCCGCGCGGGTCAGTGGGAGGCCGCCTGCAATGAACTGCCCCGCTGGAACCGCGCCGGGGGCCGCGTCTGGCAGGGGTTGGTCAATCGCCGGGCCGACGAGCGCGGCCTGTGCCTGTCGGGCCTCTGATGCGCCTGACGCTCATCCTTGGCGCGGTCTCGGCCGCTCTGGCTGTCGGTTGGCTGATCTACCACCTGACGATCCGGAATGCTGCGCTGCGCGAGGATCTGCGCGGGGCCGAGGCGACGATCGAGAATTACCGCGAGGCAGCGAGGGTCGCCAACGACCAGCTGCGCGCCGAGCAGGCACGAAACGCCGCGCTTGAGGCGCGGATCGACGAGTTCGCGGAACTGGAAGGGGCCGACGATGCGCTATCCGATTATGGCCGTGCTGTTCTTGACAGCGTGCGGTGAAACCACGGTCGCCCAACAGCCGATCCCGCCGACCCTGCTCGAGCCTGTGATCGTCCGCTGCGCTGCCGGTACGACCGAGCGCGCTCTCGGTGAGTGTGCCCTGCGACTGCGTGCGGGGCTGGACACGGCCAACGACAAAATCGAAGCGATCAAGGGACTGGTGACGCATGACGGATGAGAACGGCAACCAAATGCCGCGAAAGGCATGGATGAAAGACGAGGCGATCAAGTTCGCCTTCCGGCAATTCCTGACGATCGTCATCACGGGTTTCGTGGCTCTGACCACCGCTCTGGTCTGGGAGCCTGCGCGCGATTGGCTGGTCGGCATGGGGACAATGCCGCGAGAGATCCAGAAGCAGGGCGAACGGATCGAAGCGGTCGAGACGACGGTGCGCCGACTGACGCAGCCGCGCAAGGTGTTCGAGGTGTCCAGGGTAAGCACGCGGCCGGTGGCTGGTTTCTGTGAAGAAGGCGAGCCCTGCCGCATCAAGCTCCGAATCCGCCGCCTCGAGCCGGCGAAGGAATGCCAGATTGTGCCAGGCTCGGTCGAATGGGGCTTCGTGAACCCGCGATCGGAGATCTTCGCCCATGCCGAGCGCGTCGACCCGCCGGCCGGGCGCAACATCGGGCTGACCTGGGAAGACACTTTCGTCACGGTGATCACACCGACAGGGCTGCAGCCGGACGCGAATTTTACGTTCATCGCGAAGTACACGCACTGCCCTGGCTGGATCGAGGGTGAGCCGCCTCTCGAGTATCAGAACGAGCCAATCCCGTTCACGATCAGGCAGGCGGAGTGACCATGCCACGCCGATGCGCAGTTGGCGTGTGGATTGCCGAGCAAAGGATCGGATTTCAGCATGGTCCGCGTGTCACGGCCAAGATATTCGGCTCGGAACGGGCGCTTTGTTTACCCTCGATCGTTGGCGACTCCAATTGACGACATTTTCGTAACCAATGACGAGTTCGGACAAAGTGATTGCACAAATGCAAATTATGGGAGGAATCGGAATGAAATTTGGTCGGATCAGTGCGGCGGTCGCCGCTCTTTTTATGTGCTCCACGCCGCTCTTGGCCGAAGGCAACCTCGCAAGCCAGCCCGAGCGCCTGCCGGATATGGCGATCGACAGCGCGGAACTGACGCTTTCGGTCAATCAATTCGAACTGGAAACCGGCAAGTATTACCGCTGGCGCATCGTCCATGACGGCGGCGAGGAGTTTCAGATCGTCGCGCCGGACCTGTTTCGCAATTCCTGGGTCAGCCAGGTCGTGATCGAAGACCTCGAAGTCAAGCCGCTTGGCCTGCACTCGGTCGAATTCGACGACGAAGGCACCATCGACATCTGGTTCGTTCCGATCCGCCCCGGCGATTTCGATTTCTGGATCGAAGGGTATGAAGAGCGCGGTCTCGCCGGCACTTTCGTGGTGCGCTGATGCGATCAGTCTTTCTCGCCCTCGCAATCGCACTCGTCCCGACGATCGCGTCCGCGTTTGAAACCGGGCGCATCTTCGTCAGCAACGAAAAGAGTCACGACATCTATGTCTTTGACCCTGAATTCAACCTCATCAAGAAGATCGAGACCTCGCGCCGCCCGCGCGACATGAAGTTCAACGCCGACCGCACGCTTTTGTATGTGGCCTGCGGCGATGACGACATCATCGACGTGATCGATGTCGAGACGCTGGAAGTCGTCGACGGCATCCCCACCGGGCCAAGCCCCGAAGTGTTCGCCTTTTCGCCGGACGAGACGCAGATCTATGTCTCGAACGAAGAGGACTCGATGCTCGAGATCATCGACCTCGAGGCGCGCATCACTGTGCATGACGTTCCCACCGGGGCCGAGCCCGAAGGTGTGATCGTCTCGCCCGATGGCGAAACGGTCTATGTCACGTCGGAAGTGGCCGACATGATCCACGTCGTCGACAAGGAAAACGGCGTCGTCACCAACAACATCGTCGTCGGCACCCGCCCGCGCCGTTTCGTCGTGACACCGGATACCGACGAGTTGTGGGTGTCCGCCGAATTGTCGAGCGAGATCTACATCATCGACCGCACCACCGAAGAGGTGAAAGAGGTGCTGGAGTTCCTGCCGCCGGGCTTCCGGCCCGAGGACGTGACGCCCGTGGGCATGGCGCTGACGCAGGATGGCAAGATCGGCCTCATCAGCCTTGGCCGCGCCAACCACATCGCGATCATCGACGCGGTGTCGAAGGAGTTGCTGTCCTACGTGCTCGTGGGGCGTCGCGCCTGGTCGGTCGCACTCACGCGGGACGAACAGACGGCGGTGGTCGCCAACGGCCTGTCCGACGACATCACGCTAGTCGACATGGAAAGCTATCGCCCCATCCGGTCGATCCCCGTGGGCCGTGTCCCGCATACCGTGGTGATTGACGATTGAGCGGCGCTGGTAGCGTGTATTGAGCCGGCCTGTCGGGCCGTCCAAATAACGGAAAGAGAACGGCCCGACAGTCAGCTATGATCTACCCGACCGGGTGCAACGCTGCATGAACGCAGCGCCGCCGATCTCACTGATCTGGACGCGTCAGATCTTCCTGTTCGGCTGGTTGCCTCTGGCGCCGGCCGTGACGAACGTCGAGATCGCGCCGGTGGTGACGCCGGCGGATCGGGACGGGTAGGATTGACCAAGCGGCAGCGAGGCGAATGCCCTCGCCTAGTACTGGCCGTCATCCTCGATGTGAAACCCTTCGGAGAAATCGAAGTAAACCTCACCGATTTTCCTGCCGAAGCTCGTCGTGATATCGTGATGGCCGTCTTTCGTTTCGCCAGCCTCAATCTGGTCGGCGAGTTTCCGTAAGGCTTTTGCGGCCCAGTTTTCGGCCACCTTCATCGAGGGTGCCGCGACCTCCATCTCGATGTCACACTTCAGAAAATTGGTTTCTTCGCTCAT